GTGATCTTTACCGATTCTGCTTTAGAGCTGTTCCATGCTGAGGAAGAGGACAAGAAAGAAGAGCCCAAGGAAGAACCCAAAAAGGAAGAGCCTAAAAAGGAGGAAAAGGCCGTGGCAGAAGAAAACAAAGACAAAACTCTTCAGGATGTCGTTGACACTATGAATGAAGAGCAGAAGAATGCAATGTACGCACTTATCGGACTCGCACTGGAAGAGAAAGGTAAAGGCGGCGATGATGAAGGAGGAGAAGACATGAAGCACAACGCTTTCGATAACGATTACGATGCTCAGGGCAGCTTCCTGAGCCACTCCGATATGGAGCAGATTTTCAGGGATGCAAAGTCCTGCGGTTCCTTGAAGCAGGCTGTAGATGATTATGTTGGTGAGGATGGTGTTCTGATGCACTCCATCGATACCACCGGTATGACAGGACCTTCTCAGTCTACCGCATCTCAGACTTACGGCTTCAGAGATCCCGACATGCTGTTCCCCGAGTACAAAGCTCTGCAGACCACTCCCGAGTGGATCTCCAGAAACATGGAATGGGTTTCCAAGGTTCTGTCCGGCGTTCGTCACACACCTTTCGCACGTGTTAAGACTCAGTTTGCTGACATCACCGAGGATGCAGCTCGTGCAAGAGGTTACATCAAGGGCCATCAGAAGAAAGAGGAAGTGTTCACTCTGCTGAAGAGAACCACCGATCCTCAGACCATCTACAAGAAACAGAAGATGGATCGCGATGATCTTATCGACATCACCGACTTCGATGTTGTTGCATGGATCAAAGCTGAAATGAGAGTAATGCTGAACGAGGAAATCGCCCGCGCAATCCTGATCGGCGACGGTAGATTGTCTGACTCCGACGACAAGATCAAGGAAGACAGAGTTCGTCCCATCGCTAAGGATGTTCCCCTGTTCAACATCACCACCAAGGTTCAGGTTGCAGCTAACGCTACCGAAGCTCAGATCGCTAAGGCTACTATCGATGCCATCATCAGAGCTCGTAAGGACTACAAGGGTTCCGGTAACCCCACTTTCTTCACCACTGCAGATGTTGTTACCGAAATGCTGCTGATGGAAGATACCCTGGGCCACAAGCTGTACAAGACCACTCAGGAGCTGGCTACTGCCCTGAGAGTTAAAGAGATCGTTGAAGTTGAGGTGCTGGAAGGCCAGACCATTACCAATGGTGATGATGAGAACCTGCCTCTGATCGGTGTGATCGTTAACCTGTCCGACTACAATGTTGGTGCAAACAAGGGCGGCGAGATCAACCTGTTTGATGACTTCGATATCGATTACAACCAGCAGAAGTACCTGCTGGAGACCAGAATCTCTGGTGCACTCGTGAAGCCTTTCTCCGCTATGACCTTCCTCAAGAAGCAGGCTGTAGCTGGCGGTCAGGGCTGATCGTAACTGGGTAGACCGGCGGGGAGCAATAGCAATACGCCAAAATGCTACAATCCCCCTAAGAATGAGCCAAGGTAAAGCAACCAATCATTCAGCATTTCCAAAGCTCCCCGTCGTTTTATCATAAAATTCAAAATGGAGAAATTGAGATGGCTAAATACTGTGGGATCGTTGGTTTCATGGAAACCGTTGAGACTTCTCCTGGTGTATGGACAGAGCAAATTACCGAGAGAAAGTATTATGGGGATTTAGTACGCAATCGGAAGCGTTTTGAGAATGTTGCATCTCAGATCAATGAGAATCTCAATATTCAGAACGAGTTTAGTATTGTTTCTGATCCGTATGCCAACCAGAATTTCCACCAAATTCGTTATGTCGAGTACATGGGAACTAAGTGGAAAGTAACGAGTGTAGACGTTCAGTTTCCTAGGCTTACTTTATCGGTTGGAGGTGTGTACAATGGCGAAATCGAGACTTGAATTGCATGAGGTACTCTGCGATTTCCTCGGCAGTCGCCACGTGTATTTTCAGCCACCCGAAAGCGTAAAGCTTGATTATCCGTGCATTATTTATGAACGGACAAGAAACGAAGATGTCTACGCAGACAATGAAAAGTACCTTAGACGAAAAGCCTACAAGGTTACTATCATCACAAAAGATCCGGACACTGATATGGTGGACAGGATGGACGATATGCAGTATTGCCGATTCGATAGAATCTACACTGCTAACAACCTGTATCACTATACCTTTGTACTATACTATTAGGAGGAAAAAGTTATGTCTAAACTTAAATGGGACCAGGATGGCGAACGCCTGTATGAAACTGGTGTCGACAACGTTGTTCTTTACGTTAAGAAGAACGGCGCATATCCCAAGGGTGTTGCTTGGAACGGTGTAACCGGCATTTCCGAGAGCCCCTCTGGTGGTGATTCCAACAAGATCTATGCTGATAACATCGAGTACCTGAACCTGATTTCCAAAGAGGAGTTTGGTGCTTCCATTACTGCATACATGTCTCCCGAGGAGTTTGATGAGTGCGATGGATGCGCTGAGGTTGCTCCCGGCGTGGTTATCGGGCAGCAGGTAAGAGCGGAATTTGGTCTGTCTTACAGAACCCTGATCGGTAATGATGAAAAAGATACCGACTATGGTTACAAGCTGCACATTATTTATGGCGCAAAGGCTTCCCCTTCTCAGAGAGATCACAGCACTGTAAACGACTCTCCTGAAGCCACTGAGCTTAGCTGGGATGTAACCACTACACCCGCAAAGATCCTGAAACACTTCAAGGCAGATGGCAGCGAATACAAACCTATCGCTCATCTGGTAATCGATTCTACCAAGACTAATCCGACTAAGCTGGCTGCAATTCTGGCTATTCTTCAGGGTACCGATGCAGATCCCGAAGATCCTCAGTCCACAGGCACCGATGCATATCTGCCCCTGCCCGACGATCTGATCGATCTGATGACCGTGTCTGGTGGACAGGGCTGATCCAACATATTTTAAGCAACCTAGAGGGCTCGATTAACGGGCCCTCTTCTTTTTTAACCGGAGGAGAAAAGTAATGTTAAAGAAAGTTATCAAATTTACGGATTACGATGGTAATCAGAGAGAGGAAGAGTTCTTCTTCCACATGAATAAAGCCGAGGTGATCGAGTGGCTCGTCACCAATGGCGATTACACCTATGACAAGCTCATTGATCAGATGAGCAAGAAGAGAGATGGCAAGGCCATCATGGGTGTGTTCAAGGATCTGATTTACAGATCTTATGGTGAAAAGAGTGTTGACGGAAGACGGTTCGTAAAGTCTCAGGAAGTTAAAGATAACTTTATGGAAACTGAGGCATATTCCGAGCTGTTCGTCGAACTTGTAACAGATGCGAAGAAGGCGGCAGATTTCTTAAATGGTGTTATTCCTAAGGACCTTTCCGATCTGGTGTCCGAAACCATTGCTAAGAATCCCGGAGCTACACCCGAAGAGTTGAAAGAGATTATCGCTTCGGATGGCAGCAATGTGGTAACTCTGCCGGAAAAGAATGCTTAAAGTAACGATTCCTGCTAAAGAGTTCTGGGATGACCGAAAGCAGGAATTCATTAACACTGATGAAGTTCATCTTCGTCTCGAGCATTCCCTTGTTTCCATTAGTAAGTGGGAATCAAAGTGGCATAAGCCATTTATCGATAAAAAGAAGCCAAAAACTGCTGAAGAAACATTGGATTACATTCGGTGTATGTGCGTTGATTACGAATACGACGAGTTAGATCCAATCGTTTTTAGAGCTTTGCCTACTTCGGAGATGGATCGGATCACAAAGTACATCGAAGATCCGATGACTGCTTCTTGGATCACCGAGCATACTCCGGAAGGGGCAGCGCCTAAGCATAATTCGCGAACTCTTACGAGCGAACTGATTTATTGCTATATGATCCAGTTGAACATCCCGGTAGAGTTTGAACACTGGCATTTGAACAGGCTTCTTATGCTGATCAAGATAGTCAATGTCGAAAATCAGCCCAAAAAGAAGATGAGCAAAAAAGAAACAATTGCGCAGCACAGAGCGCTGAACGCTGCGAGAAGAAAAGGAGGTAAGCACTGATGCTTAAGGAAGACTACAACAAAAAGTTTGACAAGAGAGCTGCTAAAGCAGCACCTGTCGAAGTTCAAAATGAAGAAATTGTTGTAACAGATGAGATCCGGGAAGTTACTCCTGAAGTCGAAGAGGAACCTGTGAAGGTCGAAGAAGCTCCGAAAGCGAAGAAAGTGAAGGTAACCATTCCCGATCTTAATATTCGCAAAGGCCCTGGTAAGAATTTTGATCGTATCGGTCAGTTCACAGGTGTTGGAGTGTTTGATGTTTCCGAGACTGAAAACGGCTTTGCCAAGTTAGCAGATGGCCGTGGCTGGGTTTCCATGGAGTTTGCTAAACTCATTTAACATTTCCATATGTCAGGCGGTGGTTATGGGCATCTTCGTTTCACAAAAAGGCGGATTCGCCAAAACAGAAAAGCTGTTAAAGCGAGCAATGGGAAAAGACTATATGCCAGTTCTCGATAAATACGGGCGAATGGGCGTAGATGCCTTAGCTGCTGCTACACCTAAAGACACCGGACTAACTTCCCAATCTTGGACTTACAGAATTGAGGAAGACCGGCAGGGGTGTAGCATCATTTGGGACAATACTAATGTTGTGAATGGCGAAAAGATCGCGATTTTACTTCAGTATGGTCATGGTACAAAACAAGGGGGTTATGTTAGGGGGAGAAACTATATTAATCCTGCTTTAAGACCAATTTTTGATGGTCTTGCTGAATCTGCTTGGAGGGAGGTTACTAGATCGTGAGTAGAGAAATTGACGAACGCGTTGTCGAAATGCGATTTGATAACAAGCAGTTTGAGCAGGGTGCAGAAACTACTCTTAGTACCTTAGACAAGCTTAAACAGGCTTTGAAATTGGACGGTGCTACAGAAGGCATCGATAAAGTTGAAGATAAGGCAAATAAGCTCAACCTTGGAGGTATGGGGACAGCTATCGAAGGCGTCGAGCAAAAGTTTTCGGCACTGGAAACGATTGCTGTTGGAGCTTTGCTTAACATAGGTCAAAAGGTTTCTGATCTTGGCATCAAGATGGTAAAGGAACTTAGCGTTGACCGAATCATGGATGGCTTTAACGAGTACGAGCTCAAAATGGGGTCTGTTCAGACCATTATGGCTAGTACCGGAGAAGACATCAAAACTGTAAATGGGTATTTGGAAGAACTGAATGCATATTCAGATAGAACCATTTACTCATTCTCTGACATGACAAACAACATCGGTAAGTTTACAAACAACGGTGTTAAGCTTGAGGATGCTGTATCTGCTATCAAGGGTATAAGTAACGCGGCAGCAGTTGCTGGTGCTAACTCAGCAGAAGCATCTCGAGCAATGTATAACTTCTCACAGGCATTGTCAGCTGGTTCTGTAAAGCTGATTGACTGGAAATCTATCCAGAATGCCAACATGGCAACTACAGATTTCAAGCAGAACTTGATCGATACGGCAGTTGCTATGGGCACCCTTGTAAAAGACGGAGACATGTGGGTATCAACCACAACGGATGCAGCTGGTCACGTATCTGACGCATTCGATGCCAATAAGATGTTTAATGAGTCTCTGTCTGCACAGTGGATGACAACTGAGGTTCTGGTCCAGACGTTGCAGAACTATTCTGCAGATGTTCAGAACATGACCGATGTGGAAAAAGAGGCGTACAAAGAAAAGCTTAAAGGAATTGGGTACACCGACGAGCAGATTGAGGGTATTGTAAAGCTCAGCGATAAAGCTTACGCCGCAGCTCAGGACATCAAAACCTTTAGCCAGTTAATGGACACCTTGAAGGAATCCGTTGGTTCTGGCTGGGCTCAGACTTTTGAGATCTTATTTGGTGATCTGGAAGAAGCTAAAAAACTTTGGACTGCAGTTAACAAAGAAATCGATGGGTTCCTGTCTAGCAGTTCCGATTTTAGAAACGGAGTGCTGAAGCAGTGGGCACAGATCGGTGGTAAAGCAGATATTTTTGCTGGAATAAGGCATTCATGGGATGCTTTAAAGACCATTGTGCAGCCTATAACAGATGCCTATCGTGCGATATTCTTTCCGTTCGACAGTAATAGCTTTATCAAAGATCCCGATAAGCAGATCATCGATGTCGTGGCCAACAAATTGGCTGCCGCTGGCAGAACCTTTAGATCCCTTACAAAGTCGTTGAAAGATGGTGCGGAGAAAGTAGCGCCTCAGATCGAACGTATATTTAAAGGCGTCTTTGCTATTGCTGACATCGCTGGTCAGGTGTTTAGTGGTTTATTCAAGCTGATCACGCCTGGAACAACCGCTCTTATTGGCACCGTGGTTTCATATTTGCTCGAAGGCGCGGCAGTTCTTGGCGATTGGGCAGTAGGCTTGAGAGATATGCTCAATGAGACCGATGCAATTAATCGGTTCTTTGAGGATGCTGGGGAGTTTATTAAACCCCTGGTAGACAAACTCGCAGAGTTCAGAGATGTTGTATTTGATCTGTTCAAGAATACACACTTTGAGTTCCCTGATATTGCTGGCTGGTTTAAAGAAACCGACGAAGTTGTAGAGAAACGTTACGGACCTGTAACCGCCATTCTCAATGGTATAAAGGACGTACTTATTGGTGTCTTTAACGCAGCAATTCACTTTGCCCCGGTAGTGGCAGACATATTTACCAGTCTTGGAAAGGGTCTGTCTAACTTTGGCACCACCATTGGTGGGCTGTTCACTGGGCAGAATTTCAAGTCGTTATTTGACTTGGTGAATGGTGGGGTTCTTATCGCCCTTGGATTGAACCTTAACAAGTTCCTTAAGGTCCTGACCGATAAAAAAGAAAATGGTGGAGTAAAGAGCTTTTTGGATGTGATCAAGAAGATTCCCGAAGCTCTGGAGGGTATAAAGAAATCGGTTGTTGATACCTTTGGCTCTATTCAGGAGACACTTAAAGCTAAAGCACTTAAAGAGATTGCCACTGCTATTGGCGTATTGGCAGCTTCTTTGTTTGTGCTTTCACTGATCGATTCCGAAAAGCTTACACTTAGTCTTGGTGTTGTAACAGCACTGTTTGCCGAATTGCTTGGCATGGTTACAGGAATGAGCAAACTGCTTAATCCAAAAGACATGAAGGCAGTTGTGCTGGCAGTGAAGTCTCTTCAGTCGTTAGCTACTGCGGTATTGATCCTGAGTGTTGCTCTGAACGCTATTGCTGCTATTGATCCAAATAGGCTGGAAGATTCCATGACAGCCATTACGGTATTGCTGACCGAATTAACAGCAATCACTATCATTCTTAGTAAGTATGGCGGAAAAGTTAAGACTGGAGCAGTATCCATTATTGCGTTCGCGGTTGCAATTCGCATCCTGGCTGGTGCGGTTGCAAAATTTGGTGAGATGCAATGGGAAGAAATTGCCAAAGGACTTGTTTCGGTTGGCGTTCTTCTTGGCGAATTAGCTGGCTTTGCCGTTCTTATGAAGAAATTTGGTAAGATTCGCGTTACCGACTCGGTTGGAATCTTACTGATCGCAGCTGCGCTTGAAATACTTCAAAATGTAGCTGTGAAGTTCGGCCAGATGCCTATTCAAGAAGTTACGCAGGGTATTCTGGCTATAGGCGCACTCTTGGTTGAGCTTGGAGCATTCGCAGCTCTTACTAAGCACGCTAAGCACTTCATGACCACAGCAACGGGCATGGTTATCATGGGCGCAGCTCTTGAAATCATGTGCGACGTTGTGTCAAAACTTGGCGCTATGAATGGGGATCAGCTCGTCCAGGGGGCCGCAGCGATTGCAGCAGTTCTTGCTGAATTGGCTATTGGCGCTCAGCTTATGAAAGGTACTTTTGGTAGCGCAGTTAGCCTTACTGTTATGGCCGCTGCTCTTGAAATCCTGTTCGATGTCGTGAACAAGTTCGGCAACATGCATCTTGATGCAATAATTACCGGCCTTGTTACTTTAGGAATTACCTTGGGCGTAGTCCTTGCGGCTGGTGCGGTAGCTATGGCTGTTGCACCTGGGCTTCTTGCTTTAGCTGGCGCTATAGCATTACTTGGCGTTGGCGTTGCATTACTCGGCGTTGGAACGGTTGCACTTGCAGCTGGGTTAACCGCTTTGGCGATTGCTGGAACAGCAGCAGCGACATCGTTGGTAGCGATGCTCGAGATTCTGACTGTTGGGCTTCTGAATGTAATCAGAGACAACATTGTTGGCATCGGCGAAGTTGTGATTGCGTTCGTAACGATCATTCTGGAAGCTTTACGTGTGTGTATCCCGGACATTGTGGATACTGCGTTGACTATTATCGAAGAAGTTCTTGCTTCTTTGGTAGAGCACGTTCCCGCAATAGTTGTGCTTCTGGCTGATTTGTTGATTGGGATTTTTGAGGCACTTACAGCTAAGATTCCCGACATCATGTTCTCGATCGTGAACTTCGTTACCACGTTGTTCGGCAGTATCATCGAGGCATTTAGGCAACTCGATATTGGCACAATCACGGATTTCCTGATGGGAGTTGGGGTTGTAGCAGCTATTATGCTGGCGTTCGCTGGCCTTAGCGCTATTGCACCCGCAGCAGCTATTGGTATTGCCGAATTTGGCGGACTCGTTACGGAGTTTATGCTGATCTTGGCTTTACTCGGAGCGCTCGATCAGATTCCCGGATTTGAATGGCTCCTTGGTGAAGGTGCCGGTCTGCTTGAACTGGTTGGCAAAGCTATTGGCGGATTCTTCGGAGGAATTGCTGCTGGATTTGCTGAAGGTGTAAGCAGCTCATTCCCGAAGATTGGCCAGGATTTATCCGACTTCATGACCAATGTTCAGCCGTTTATTGACGGTGCTAGTAACATTAATGAAAGCATGCTCGACGGCGTTAAAGCGTTGGCTGAGGTAGTACTTATATTAACAGCCGCAGAAATCCTGAATGGACTTGCGTCTTGGCTGACTGGAAGTAAGGCTAGCATTGTCGACTTCGGTAAAGAATTAGCCGAGTTTGGCCCTTATATGCGGCAATACGCTTGGTCTGTTGAAGGCATTGATCCCACAACCGTTGAGGCATCTGCCAATGCGGCAAAGATGTTGGCCGAAATGGCAAAGACACTTCCTAATAATGGAGGTCTTGCCGGACTTATATTTGGCGAGAATAGCTTATCCGAATTTGGTGAAGAGTTGTCAAAGTTCGGCCCTTACATCAAGAAGTATGGCGAAAGTGTTCAGGGGCTTGACGCAGCTGCTATCGAGGCATCCGTATCTGCTGCAACTATTTTGTCCGATATGGCCAATAATCTTCCTAATAATGGAGGGCTTGCATCACTTATATTTGGTGATAACACGTTGTCCGATTTCGGCGAAGAGCTTGCCGCGTTCGGTCCGCACATGGCTGCATATGGCAATTCGATTAAAGACATTGACGCGGAGAAGATCTCAGCATCGGCGGCAGTTGCTCAAATGCTTGTCGACTTAGCTAATGCTCTTCCTAATACCGGTGGCATTGTTAGCTGGTTTACAGGAGACAATGATATTTCATCGTTTGGCGATAGCTTAGCCGCATTTGGTTCCGCAATGAACCAGTATTACCTTTCTATTTCTGGCATC